ATATAAGTTTGTAGCACCACTTACTTTAGCAGTATTTGTTCTGCTATAATCGTGGCGATACATATCATAAGTTGTTCCAGAGGACCAATTCCTCTTGGTGATTACCTGCCTTACATCTTGAGAGTTGATCTTCTTCAGAGCAACCATCGAATCCCAATATTGATTCTCCTCATCAAAATTATCTTTTGGTGAGGGGGGATCTTGATCCCAGGTTGAAAGAAAGTCAGTGGCGTTGGTCAGTCCGATGAAGGAATAATATGCATTTGTAGATGTAGTTACACCACTAACAAAATTCTTTGCATTTAATATCCTAATCTGATCAGTAATTATTGCAGCCATTGGACATACATTTTTCTTTATTTATTATGATTAGATGTCATAATTTTTGAACTTCAACGCTTTCGATCTTTGAACGAATGTGGAAGTTGTGATTCCGCCAACACCGCCAAGTGTAAATGCAGAATATGAAGTTACTTTTGATCTAGAAGTAAGTTGAATCTTGCCCCAACTAAATTCACCAAAAGAGTTTGATGTTTGAATACCAACTCCATATGGGAAGTTGTTATCAACATTCACAAACACCCTTGTTATATGTGAGTTTCCGATACCAACACCTTCAGAATTTACTCCTGTGGGTCTAAAGACAGTTTCGGAACTTGCCACTTGGTATACATTATCTATATTAGAAGTTCCAATACCAACTGTTGCACCAGAGGAGTCTAGCGCAGTAATAGATGTTGTTGCTGATCCAACATTTGATCCAAAGACCACAAAGTAATCTCCAGCACTTAGAGAACTTGCGGTGATTGCAGTAGAAACAACACCAGTTGTGAGACCTGCATTTCTTAGGAACGAATCATTAGGAATGTGAAGATCAAAAATAAATTGTGTGGTTCCGATTCCGACAGACGTTGTTCCAAATCCAACGATAACTCCAGAGTCTCCGCTATAAGAAGCAACTTTATTTTCTTCAACACCTCTTGTAGGAGGAGAGAACAAAACAAGAGGAGGATTAGTTTGTGTATAACCAAGACCTGGATTAGTAATCGCCACACCTGTAATTGTTCCTGCTGCTCCGATGGTGACAGTTCCAAGTGCTGTTGTAGTAGTTCCAATACCAATACCAGCAGCGGTGCTTGCAAAACTGACTTGTGCAGTGGAATATCCAACGCCACCTGTAGAGATAACGACTGATGTAATTGTTCCTGCAGCAGAGACTAATGCTGTTCCAGCAGCGGATACCTTATCATCTTGAGTAATAAACTTGACTTTATCTTGGAAGAGTAAGTTAGTTTTATCTTCATTTTCATTAAACAAGTTAAACAAAGGTCTCAGAGTGTCAACGTAGATCGCTGTTGATCCAACTCCAACACTCTTAATGATATGTGCAGTAGGATTAACGAGTGGTTCATAGATTTCTCTATCTTTACCAATTTCTTGCTCATTTATAAACTTATCCTCAGTTTGTCTGCACCAAATTACAGGTCTTAGTAATGCAGTATTCTGAATGTTTCCTGGACCAGAATAAGTGTTTGTTTGTGCAACGTCAGTTCCAGTCACAAGATCAACAGATCTTACATCTTCATCAAGGAATTGATCATCAGACTGAAGTTGTAAAGTATCACCTTGTTTCACAGTTTCAAGAACTTCTCTGAGAACAACGTCCTGAGCACCAGTTCCTTTGTAGAAGATGATTTCTACGCTGTCACCGATCTTAGGTGCCTCAGTAAATTCAATCTGACTACCACCGTTAAAGATGTATCCTTTTCCAGGAACTTGCAGAATATTATTTACAAATACCAGAAGAACATCCTGAACATTAACTTTAGATCCCTTACCTGCGACAATAGAAGTAACAACTCCGTTCAATTCAATTGGGAAGTTTGTTCTTGATCCGTTGATGAACTGTTCAATATTATCCATAACCTGGAGTTCACCAACTGCCCATCCAGTAAATTCATCAGTAGCGATATCTTCGATATTAACTTGGAACTCTTGGAAGGTCTTGGTAAGATCCGTGGGAATACCAACTGTTCCGCCAATTGAGACAGTCAGAATTTCATTATTACCAAATCCAAATCCAGTATTTCTTATTTCAAAATCAATAACACTAGATCCTTGACCAACAACAATATCAATCTTCGCTCCAGATCCACTACCTGAAGACGATGAACTATAGACTAAAGGAATGTTACTGTAGCTAAGAGGATCATCAAAGATAACAACAGGAGGTTCAGTAGATGTGTAACCAGTTCCGGGATTAGTGATTGCAACACTAACGATATGTCCACCACTAATCGAAGCAGTTCCAATATTCAATCTATTTGAACCTGTGAGAGAAGTAGTTGCAACTCCAACATTTACAGTTTGAGCACCAGGTCTATAACCAGAACCACTATTACCAATACTGATGGATTGAATTGTTCCAGCGATAGAAACTGCAGCAGTTCCGCCAGCAGCGACCAAAGGTTGATAACCAAATCCCTCAGTTGATCCAACAGAGACAATTACTCCGCCGACAGGAACCGTAGAGGTTCTGATATCCGAAGTATTTGATACAGCGGATCCAACAAATGATATTGAAGTGATCCCTGCATTCTCAGACATTGTATATTGGTTGGTGATTCCAGGAGTTTGGAATATATCGCTAATAAGAATAACACCAGTCTCAGTTGCAATATCAGTTACATTTGAACCATTTTGCTTAAGAGTGAATTCTTTCTGAGTTCCATTAAATTGATTAGAAATATCATCAAAGATATAATTTTTATGATAAGTCTCATCAGAGGAATCCTCTACACCACTCCTAAGGAATATTCTTCCTTGGAAACTAGAACTGGTGGAAATTCCCTGGAAGTCTCTTGAATCGGGTGGATTAGTGTCCGTGCCGATTGGTGTATTGCCAAATGGAGCATCAACAAAATGAAGAACGTTGTCAACGATATTGTAGTTACCAACAACTTTAGTAACCAGAGCACCAGTTGCAGCGTATGCAACGCCAGTTCCCATCCACCCTCTTCTAAGAGTTAAAGCATTTGTACTGCCAATACCGACTCCATCAACTCTGATTATTTCATTTCCAATCCTAAGAAGATCACTTCCCTTGATTGATGTAATACCTGCAAGTTTCAGAGTGTCATCGGTCGAGAACATTTGATCTGCAAGGGTGGTTGTCACAGCAGTTGAAACAATCGGAGATTGAATCATGTTGTCAAGAGCGATAACTCCCTTTGCATTTTGATTGATCGCTGTAAATCTATGAGACGTGCCAATACCAACACTTGTAAGATCTACAACCTCAGGAATTGCCTTAAGAGCATTCTGTGCGCTAGAGGCGATTTTAATTTCATTTTCACTTATTTTAACAACAAATAAATCACCAGGAAGTAAAGATGTAGTACCAACACCAACAAATGAAGTTGATGCAATACCGATTGCTTGCGATGTGCCTGCACCGGCATGGTTGTATTCAATCTTCTCTCCTGTTACAAAGAAGTGATTTGATAATGTAATTGTATTGGTGGTAGTATTAACAATATCAGAATTGTTACCCTCAAAAGATCTATCGAAGATTTGATCAGTCTCATGCTTTAATTCAAATGCTCTCTTAATATCTCTTTCAGTTCCTTCATAGGTAGCAAATCCAGATTCAATCAGAGCGTTAGTAAAGTCGATGTTGTCTTTAGCATCATCTTCATGCCTAATTGCATTCATGTAGACATTAACAACTGTGTTAATGCTGGCAGCAGGTGTAAACATTAACTCTGTAGTTCCTGCAGCAGAGACTCTTGTGCCAAATGTTCCAAGACCAACTGATGTTCCTACCTCACCAAATTCAGTATCATAGGTTTCTTGAGTGCTTCCATCAACTACAAAATCATCAACAACGATGACTTCTCCCATTTGATATTGATTATTTGAAGTATCTGCAACCTGAGCAACAAAGTATGCAACGTCATAAGTATCAGGGTAAGATCCAACTGTATGAATACCAGGAGAGGTTGAAGATGCAATACTTGTAGTTCTACCCTCTATTCTGGCGTGCTTCATATCGACTGTGCCGATACCAGTAATACCTGCAGTAGCTAAACCAACTTGAATAGTGTTAATTACACCCGTCGTTCCGATACCAACACCAGATCTAGGGTGGAATCTTATTTCAAGGTTTGATCCAACAAATGCAGCACTATATGTTCCAAGTCCAACATCTGCATCACCTGTAAGTGAAGTGTTTAGTTGACCGTATTCTAAGATTTCAATATCAGTTCCGTTATGAACTACATTTAAATTATTAAACTCAAACTCAGTTGTGTTGCTAATATCAGGTGTGATTTCGAGCATCACTTTGACAGAGTTGTGAGTGTTTGCAATACTTACGATTGCAGTAGTTCCAACACCAACTCCGATAGTTGTGCTATCTGATTCAATTAATGTTACCCCACCAATAGAAGTGCTACCTGTGCTAAGTAAGTTATCATCAAGGTTATAAGAAATGGCAGCAATCTGATAATCATTTACCGAGAACTTAGTTGGGAAGAATTGTAATTGCCCGTCACTTCCAGAAATAGTAAAGTCAAATGAACCTTGATCATAAGTGCTTTCAACTCTACCGTATTGGTTAATATATCCGCGAGATCCATCATGTATAAGGTCAACAATCATCAATTGTCGTTGTGCAGTAAAGCGAGAATCTCTCACATACGTGATATACTTCATCGCCCTTCTTGAGGACAGAGAAAAAGTATTAGCGATACTAAACTTAGTTGCTCTAGGATTGCTATTAAACTGACTGCTTATATCATCAATAGACAGAACTCTGTTTCCTACAGATTCAAGGAAGTCTTGAAGAATTCTATTTGCAAATCTAATTTCAGTAGATAGAACTTTTGATCCAACATTAATAAAGTTTTCACTTACAAGATCAAAGTCATATACACAGTTAAGATCAGCAACACCAACGAGTTCATTAACTTGACTAAAGTAGGAAAGATCTGTTGCTAGACCAACGTTAATTGATGCAGTAGACTCAAGTTGATAATCTGCAAATTTCTTATATCCAATTGTATGATTTGTAGATGATACAACATTATCCCAAATTTCTAAAGGAATTCTGGAATTAATTGAATAAGCAAATGTCTGATAGTAATCACTATCTTGAATTCTTTGCATATTAGCATTAAGAAAACCAGAATCATTTTGATGACCTTTAAGAACCTCAGATGTTGCACCCATCTTCAAATAAGATTCATATGATCTAACCTCAGTTGCAACACCTTCAGTTCTTGAAGAAGATCCTCTAATTATCTCATTAGAAACAAATGTATCAACAGAAGAAATTCTTAAAGTATTAGTTTTATCGTCCCAGAACTCAACAGTTCCTGAAGCAGACTTACTTTTGACTGTCTCTCCATTAAAGAAATCATTATTCTTTAAATTTATGTTAAAATTAGGGAAGAATCTTTCTGGAATGATTCTTGCTCCAACAGAGTTTGCGGCGTCATATGAACCAGGGGTGATTAATCCTGATGGAATGTCTCCACTCATATTATATGTTACAGTTCCAAGTCCACCGATGTTTGCATCTACTGCAGTTAACTCAAATAGTTTGAATTCAAATTCCTCAGAATTATATCCAAGTCCAGTAGACCCTATACCAATACTAACTCCCTCAATCAGAACTTTATCTCCAACTGCAAATGGGAACGTAGATCCAGAACTGAATCCAGTATCAATACCGATTGTCACATCTTTAGAAACAGTATTAAATCCAACCGTTCTAATACCTACACCATTGCTGTTTGATGTTGGAATAATACTTGGAAGAACACCACTAATACTAAAAGAATTTTTAAAGATGGTTACATTAGAATCCCCGATGGAGTAACCAATATCAACATCTTTAACTTGTTTTTTAGTTTTACCATCAACAACTACCAGTTTTGGAGCTACGGTGTACCCTCTTCCGTTTGAAGTAATTCCAATCGAATCAAAAGAATTTAGAGATTCAATTGTTACAATCTGAGGAATTGCTGTGCTAGGTTTCAGAGTAGTGTCTGATGGGAAGTCAAATCCAATATCGTTAATGATTGTTTTTTTAATCTGACCGATAGAGGTGCTTGCCACAGAGATAATTGCGCCACTACCAGTATTAGTTGTTCCAACACCTACAATTGTGCTAATCCCTGGAAGTGAGAAGTAATTAACTCCGCCATTCTGAACTGTAAATGAATTGATTGCGCCCTCAGTATGAGTGCAATCAGTTATGTAAGATAATTTAGAGGTCGTGCCTGCATAGGAGACCCTTTCAGGTGTTTCTTCAACATAGTAATTAAACGTGTTTGTTGCAGCAACTGAGACAGCAAATTTACCGTTGTACAAACTTTCTCTTACATTAATTTCATTATATGAAGTTACATCAGTGTCTGTAACAATACCACTCTTGATTAAAGGAACATCACTTTCATCAATAATATCAAACTTATAATAAAGTTGCTCTGGAATATCAGAATTTACAGTTAAAGTAACTTTTGCATTTGTATCAACGCCAACTTTACCAGATCTTGAAATTTCAAATGTCTTGTTAGTAAAACTTGTATTCCAAATTTTAGTATGTTGATTGTCAAGATAAAAATTAAGTTGAAATGCGGGATAACTGATGCCTTGTGCGGTGTATGCGAGAGAGGGATCAGATAAATCAAATTCCACTATGGAATCTTTGAACACATCAATTTGAGGGTTGATCAAATTGATAGTTCCCGATGATGTGCTAGTGATGCCAACAACTTGAGGTTTTCCTAAAGTTGATTCATATCTAGTGTTAGTCAGTTTGAATGAATTATCATCAACTCTAACGATGTAATACATCGAGTTGTCTGACAGACCCTCAGCAGCAGTAGATGCAGTGTGTAACACCTTTTGACCAGTTACATATCCATGATCAGATATCGTAATCTCGTTAGTAGTTGTATTAACGCCAGATGCAACGAAAGATTTGGGATTGGCTATCAGTCGTCTGTTATAATCATTATACTTTAAAGTAACTGTTGTTGAAATTGATGGATTTACATCAATTACAATTTCATGATTGCCCTCTATACCATGAGGTTGTTTTGTTTGAACTGTTACTTCTTTTCTTCTAAGTTCAGCGGTAATTACTGAGAAGTTAGTTTGGAAATTATGATAGACACCAGTTCCAAATCCAGTAAAGAATAAAGTGCTGATATTTCTTTGGGTTGATGCAATTCCAACAAATGAGCCCGTAGTGCCTAGTCCAACTTTAACTGTAGCAATTCCAATAACATCCCTTGAAATTTTAGCGGCAAATAAAGTTTGATTATTAGATAAAGTTGATGCAGCACCCACAATATTCAATACATCTATTCCACTTCCGTTTCCGGGAGAGTATGTAAGTTGATCTCCTGTTTCTAAACCATGAAATGGAATAAAGATTCCTTTTGTAGGAATATCAATTCTTGTCAGTCCTGCTCCGGGATTTGAGAATACAATAGTAGAACCAATACCAACACCTGTTGCAGTTCCTAAACCAACACTTTCAGAAGGATCAAAATAAATTTGCCTATTTCTTCTTGGCGCATATGTCGTTTTAAATCCAGCGTTAATCGTTAATTTTCTAGGATCTTCAAGCAGTTTTGAAGTGATGGTGTGAGATGCTCCTACAACACCATTTACACCACGCAGAACTCTAATTCTTGAATTAAGAGCATCAACATTTAATACTTTAACTTGCTCTGTACCAATTTGAAGAATATCGTTTTCTCTGATAGAGGGATAATTTAAATCTCCAGTAACCTTAAAATAAGTAACAATTCCAGTAGCAGCAACATTCCCAACACCAGAAGATGTCGTTCCAACACCGACTAAGGTTAGTCTATTAGAAGAAACACCAACTGGATATGATCCACCTATCTTAGATGAAGTTGTCGATAGTCCAGTAATTAATACTCTATCAAACTTTTTAAAGTTGTGAGGATTATCTGCAAAAAGGATATAATCACCTTTAGCAGAGGAAGGTAAGATTTCAACCCCTGTAATTGAACTAGTAGCAACACTTACACTATTAACTTGCTTACCTTTCAAAGTTGCTACCTTAGCGATAGCACCTGAACCCTGAGTGTTTGTATTGTCAAATAAGATCGTATCGCCAACCTTATATCCATCACCACCAGTTTCAATCCCAATTGACTCAACTTTACCTGAACTCACTGACAACACATCTACAGATTGTGTCAGTTTATTAGGAGTAGTGATGTATGGATACGATACGTTTCCGTCAATCAAATTATGAGGAGCTGTATTTCTACAGTAATCAGAACCATTTAAATCAAAATCATCCTGATTTGAATCAAACTTATAATTAAATTCATCAGGTTTAGAATGATATGCATCTCCAACTAAGTATGGAAATTTAGGAAGTTTAAATCCTGCGAATACTGCTCCTTGTCCCTGAGCAGTTGAATCATCAATTGTCGCAAAATATGCGTATGTTCCTTCAGGAAATTCTGGAGTAGCGCAGAATCTACCATTATTTTTGTCCAATACAGATTCATCGACAACATCTTTGTAGGTATAGTCTTCAATAAAGAATCCACCGGGGAAAACACTAATTGGAGGTCTCTGCTGCTTTGTAAGAGAATCTTCACTATATCCTGACTTTAACTGAGTGACTACACCACCATTTAATCCAGAGTACCCATATGGTCCATAAATTGGATTGCCATCATATGCATATCCGATGATTGGAGAGTGATCCTTTGAAGCAACCTCAATACCATTTACTTTGACAATATCATTTTTTCTAAAGATTGTATTGCCGAACTGATCACTTGGAGAAAGAGACTCTCTAAGGGGTCTAGGAGCGTACAGGTGAGAGTATTGCAGACCATAGGCATCATTTACCCCTCTAGTGATAAAACCATCATCAGAGGTAATTTTGTTAGTGTTAAAGAATCTCTCAACTAAGTTGATTCTCCACTCTTGCAAAATTGGTAAGAATTGTGCTCCAGATCCTGCAGGTGATACTGTAACTGTTGTTTCATCTTGAGTGTAGTTTTGCCCACCGGAAATAATCTTAATAAAGTCAATAACAGTTGTCTCAGTTGATCCTGATCCTACCTTTTTTGTAACCGGTGTAAGAACAGCACCAACTCCATCACCGTTTATGATTAAATCAGGAAGAGATACGTATCCAGATCCTTGATTTTCTACGATGATTTCATCAATAGCACCATTCTTAATAATTGGTTTTAACTGTGCATCAGAACCAACTCCAAGTGTAACAACAGGAAGTCTTTCAAGATTAATAACATCCGAAACACCATATCCAACACCATTAGAAGTAAGATTGACAGATGTTACTTGACCTCTAAAGATTGGTTGAACGGATGCTTCAAAGGAAGTATTTCCTGTAGATGATAATCCTACTTTTCCTACTAAAGTAACATTTATATCTGGATAGTTAAAGAAATGAGTTCCAACGCCAACAGAGGTTAGATCAACATATCTGTTAGTTTTGTAAAAAATATCTTTATCCGTTGCAACACCAACTGTTGATAATTTAAAATTATTATCGTCTACTTTAGTTACGTAATATTCAGTATCTGTAGTTAATCCTGAAACTGGTGTTCCTCCACAAGTATATTTTACAATTTCACCAGACTGATAGTCATGATTTACAGAATTAAAAATGTTTAATGCAGTATTGACTCCTACTGGGAAAATACTTCTTTTTTTATTCTCATAATTTTCACCAGCATTAACAATTGTGATTGATTCAAGAACTGACTTATCTTTGTGTGCTTTTAAAAACTGTACTCCAGAACCAAAAGAAGAAAGCACAATTGTGTTAATACCTGATATCGCATCTGCTTGAGTTGGGTGTAATCTAATAGTTGTCAATCCAACTTGAGAAACAAAATAAGAAGTGTTTGTAGTAAGACCACCAATTACAGTTTGATTTTCTGAAATATATAAGACCTTCTCTCCGGTTTTAAATTTGTGAAAAGTTCCAAATCCTATTGTTGAAGGGAGAGAACCGGTGGTTCCTAAACCAATTTTGGTTGCAAGATCTGAATTAAATGAAATTTTGTGTTCAACTTTTTTAAGTGAAGCAGTTGCCTCAGCTCCTTGACCATTTCCTCCAGTAATTCTAATCTTTGGAACTTCTTCATAATCAAATCCTGAATCAATAATTCTAATTTCCTCAAGAGAACCTGATACAGATACAGTTCCAGTAACACCACTTCCGACAGAATCTTCAACATGAAGAACCGGTGGATTTATCACATCATAATCATCACCACCATTCAATATGTCTATCCTTCTTACTTCGCCATATTTAATTACATCTTTAGATTTGTAATTTAATATTTCAACTCCATTTAAAAGAAGTCCAGTAAATCCTGGATTTGTAGGAGTTGCAGTTCCATCGTCAATAGGTGTCGAGAATTTTCTATAAAGTTTTTGTGTTTCTAGAGTTCTTTGTCTAAAATCATAAAGATCAAATTTGTTGTTTGTTACCGTGGTTGAATTTTCAAAGTTAATAAACTTATTATTGTAGATATCAGTTCTACTCTTGGACAGTTTAATTTTTCTAGCGGTAATTCTTTTTACAAAATAAAGACCTTCACCACCTGTAGTGCCTCCAAATAAAGATGTTCCTAAAACAGTTGTCGTTGATGTAATACCAGTCTGTCTATTTGTAGATGACTGCTCAACTTTTTCTGGAGTGTAATAAAGTGCATCACCGGTATAGAAACCATGATCACCTGTCAAAATAATTTCAAACTCATCTCCGACGAAGGTGCCAGAGAAAACTACTGCTCTTGAATCGGCATTTAGAGAGTTTCCATTATAAAAAGGAAGTGAAGATGATGCTACAATAATATCATCTTTATATTTTTCTTTGTAAACGTTTTGAACGTTGGCAGAATAAACTGCAGAACCGGCAAAATCATTTGATTCTGCTTTTAAAAGTGATCTACTAACAGTAAATGTTTCAGATGCATCAAGACTACCCTGACCCTTGACTAAGAAAGTCCTCTCATTTATAATTTTAGTAATTGTTGATAAAGGTTTATTCCCAGTCGATGATGCCTTAATAGTAAGTCTATCACCTACTCTGAAATAATGATCTTTTATTAAAGTTATTTTGTAAGTATTATCAGAAGCATCTTGTAAAGAAACTGACTCTACAGTATACGATGGTGCTGTATTATAATACCAATTTTTATATTTAAAAGTAGTATTTCCAATACCAAGAGTTTTGATGAGAATAGTATCATTTTTACCATGCTGATATGCACCGGGATGCTCGCAATCATTAATTACAGAATTAATTCTGATTTCAATTGTTTCATCAATATTATTTTTTGACTTACCATAAGCAAAGGTATTAACTCCAACAATTGTCGAGTCAAGAATAGTTTTACCAATACCGGTTACATTAAAAAATTGTGTGATAGATTTTGACTTATATGATACGATGCCAACCGTATTATCATCAAAAGTAACTCTAAGAGTTCCCATTGTTCCAAAACCAACGGTTGAGTCAACATCAAGTACAGTTAAACCAATACCTGCATTACCTACTACTCTAGTTTTTGGTTGAACCGTAAAAGCACCATACACACTTCCATCAACTGTAATATCTTTATCATAACCTGCGTCAACACTGATTCTGTAAAAAGTTTGTCCAACACCTGTTATAATTTTTTCTACGCTAGTTACTGGAGCATATGCTCTTTCAGTATCTTCAAAGGCGTCTTGGTACAAGGTCATTAGTTCCAAATTACTTGGATCTCCAGTAATTGGTTCTACAACCAAATCATCAGTTACATTATATTGAGCATTTGATGGAGTAAAAAGAAATTCTCCTGGTCTTACGATTTTAGCATTATCTGCATACAATGCTTTAAACAAAATTTCAAATGACTTATCAGTTCCTTTACTGAGATAAAAATCTTTTGATTGTTTAATGAATACTCTTTCATTTAATTTACTATTAAATGATCTATCTTCAAGACCAGGTAATAGTTGATTTTTTGTTTTTGATAAAAACTTTTTAAGGAATAAATTGCTTAAATTTTCAATTTTTGCCCCAAAGGTATGAGCTGCACCAACACTGGTATCAAATACCAATTCCTCTGGGTTAGATGGAGACGTATATGAAGTAATACCACTAAACCCTCTTACACAACCAGTAAAACCAGTTCTAGTCTTACCTGTGTATGTAATAATTTCATCATCAATTTTTAATAGACCATAAGAATCTGGGAATCCATCAGTCCCTGTTGGAAATTTACCTAGGTCTATTTTAATTGTACTTTCAAACGCATTTAATACAGTTCCTAACCCGACATGCGATGTTAAGTTAGTAGTTTCATCAATTTTTACATATTTGTCAATATTTTGAATTAAGTCAAGAGGAGCACCTTGAAATTCTTGTGCTATGTAATATTGCTTTAAAAATTCAGTTACTAAAGGAAAGTCTTCCCTCACATATTGAGGTACTTGATTCTTAACAATCGAATTAATTTGAATTCTTTTTTCTGACATTTTATTCCTTAAATTAGTAACCGCCGCCGCCACCGGTGCCAGTGCCTGATCCACCCACAGATGAAGAAGAACCAGTTGTTGTGGTTGGTACTGAAGCCGTTGTGGTTGTGGTTGTGCTCGTAAATGAGGTTGTAGTAGTTGGTGTCGAGGATCTTACAATAGATCCCCTTCCTCCCTCTCTCACAAGATTTCCATTTGGATAACTGGAGGTGACAATATAGTTTGAACCTGCAGGATCTAAACCTGAAGATATTTCATCCACGACAGTTTCAAAATTACTGTTACTTATATCTAGTTGCAAATAAAGATCCTGTAATCCGATAACATCGTTTGAACTAGGTGTTGCTTCAATCTCAATTATTGTTTGACCATCCTTAATAAGTCCACCTTGAATATTAACCGGATTCATAGTAATTACGCCATTCACATAATCAATAAATCCAACATTTCTTCTAATGATTGTTGGTTGTTGTGAACCAACTGCCGGTAAACTAAAGAAAAATAAAGATCCAGTCTCTCTGTCAGGTCTTGGAAGATCTGCCATGTAAATGTCTTGAGGAATACCGTCAATTCTAAATGCTGTAGTCTTAATATTGAATCCATCTGGATCTTTTACCTGGAACCTATTACCAAAACCAATTTGATATTCAGCAAAACCATTTAAAACAACTCTCAAATCTCTTCTCATTCTAAGGGTTGTAATGTTTGATGTTACAGACTCGTGACTATCATCAACGACTTTTAGAAATTTGCTATATTTAAATCTTGCGCCATACTTATTAAGTTCTGACGACTCCGCATATTTGTTCGCATTATTTTGAACAACAGATGACACAAGTGCTGATGATGGTGCCATATTTGTGTTATAATATATTTTTGAGTCAACCTCAATATAGAGATACTTAAGATCTAAAATTTCGGGTACAATTCCAGCGACTGCAAATCTTTTCAGTTTGTTCTTGATATTCTGTTTAATAATATTGGGTAAGAAATCACCAGTTCTAGGTTTAATACTAATAAAAACTTTACCATATTGTGGTGGAACTAATTCTTCACCACCAAAGACAGAAATTGATTCGGTCTCAGGGTAAATTCTCGCTGGAATTAGAGTTTCATAGTCATTTGCAGTAAGTGCTCTATTTTGCGATGCATAGATCCTTGGTGCATACTTACGAATAGACTCCACAGACTCGATTGTATCGCCCCCAGACGACGATAAACCGGTTGTTAGGAGTGATATGCCCGAAGTGACTGTATATGTCTGTGCGTTCCTTGTATAGGTTAATCTACCTGAAAACTGGAAGGAAGAAATGCCATTTCCAGAGTCGCCATTTGATGCGATATAATTTACGGTAACATAATTACCTTCTTCAAGAGCTCTACCAAAGATTCCGTCTCCAAAGAACAGTTCATATCTTTCATCAGAGATTTCTTGAAGAAAATAGACTTTTGAATTACCACCAATATCAAAGAGACTATCTTGATTTGAATATTTTACAGAAGTTGACGAATTTTCGTTATTTTTGACTAAAACGCTGATAAGAGAAGTGTCAACACCAGCATTTGGTAAAATAAACTTCTGATTTGGAATTCTAGTGCTATAAGTGAAGTTAGAACTCAGTAACGTTCCCTCATAAATTGAAATATCTTCAAAAGTTGCAAGATTATTAACTACAGGGACTGAAATATCGTCTAAAATACAAAATGCACTTGATTGATTACCAAAACTACCGCTTGTCGTTGCTATAATACCTTTGTGAAGGGTAATTGTTGCGGGAGTTGGTGAAATATTTGATGTATCTACGAAAAAAGATACTGTTGCTCTTGCTGACTTCCTAGATCGAGGTACATATCCAATATTTCTTGCGAGTGCGACAATATTTTCTCTTAAAGTTGCACTATCAAGAAAAACCTCATTCGCAACCATGTTTGCGTTGTATGAGGAGATGTATGTATTATATGCCAAGACATCGAGAATGGTCGAAAGGTTCGACCCTTCAAAATCATAATCTGTAAAGTTAGAATTAGACTTTAGATAGTCTCTGAGTGTTGTCTTAACTTGATCGAAATCTAAGTTAGAAAAATTTGCAAGTGGCATTTTTATCTATTTGACTGCAAGACGAATTGTAATTCTTGTGGTGGAATATCAGCGCCAATAATATCATAAATGATAATCACATCAAAAGCATTCCCGTCAAAGTTAGGAAGCACAACCACTTCTCTTAAATCTACCCTTTCTTCAAAGTTAATAATGGATCTTCTAATTTGATCCCTAATATTTGAAGCAGTAAGATCGTCAATATTCTCAAAAAGTGATCGACTTACGTCAGATCCAAAATCTTCATTAAAAAATTTCTCTCCAGGAGTGGTAAAAACAATATTTCGGATTGATCTTGATATTGCATTAGCGTTTTTAAGCGCAATCAAATCACCATTCAAGGGATTATACTTGAATGACATGCTAATATCTTTAAATCCTTGACTTACCCTTTCTAGAGGCACAAAAATACAGCGATTATATCTTATTTATTAAGGTATAAATCAAAATTCGTTCAGAGTTTGAGGAGGAATCACAGTATATTCCTCTTCAGTCTCAAAAAGTTCAGTATTTTGGCGAGAATCGCGTTTTTTAGGCGTTTGATCGTCGTTTGCAATCTCTCTCAGCATCTTTTGGTGCTGATCGTTACCTAAATTGTCTAAAAAATCGTTACTTGGATTCATTTTTCCTCTTCTTCGAGTGAATTTTGGCGTTCTTTTGCAGTTTTCCAGAAATATTCGTCTTCACGACCCATTCCGAGTCGCTCAAAACCATTTTCAACACTGTAATATTGGGTAGATACCTTGAAATCAGGCATCTTGGGGTCAATAGGAGTTAAACTATTGTCATAAATCCGCATTCTATTGTTAGGATACAACGCAAATTGACCATTTTCAAGTTCAATTAAGTTATGAGACTTGTGTTCAGCTGGATTTTCACTAGTTGCATAGTCAATCTGATCACAATCTTGATGATAATTGTCTATCGTGCAAATGTATTCACCTTTTATATTACCATGATCTCTTGTATAGCACTCAAAATCCATAGATCCAATAAACTGCTTATGAATTGACATGACACCATAGTCCATACAATTCCAAAATTGTAGGTTTGGTAAGTTCATATCAGGTGAAGGTGTCTCAGGGGTACTTACAAAGGCACTGATGGGCAACTTATCATACATTGCTGCATACTCTGGTAAATAGGTTTCAAAATAAAAAGCACGTCCAGGAATCGATTTACACGATACCCAAACGCCCTTTACAAATTCACCATGTCCAGACTGATGGTCTGTAAGATACTCTTTACGTACCCATACCTCAACCGAGGGGAGGTTACAAATTAATGCGCTCATGTCCAAGTTTGTTCTATCTTAGAGTATCTATACAACAATTCTTCATCTTTTTTAATGTCCTTAATTGCAACATATAATTCATCATCATCAATACCTACGTTAGGATCATCTGAGTGGTTGACATAATATGCTTGATATATTCTATCAAGATCACAATCAACCCAAAATCCATCCTGATCGCACCAGGTCATCGATGCAATATGTTGTTGTATTGATTTTGGTATATTATTCCATGGTATTTTTTGTGGATCTTGTCGTGCCTTCCATATCATCGTACCTTTTGGAATATCGCATAAAGAAAAAACACCCACCCCACCACAGACGTTACTGGGTGCGAGGTAGGTGTATAAAGTCAGATCATACATTATTTTGTTTTAAAATATCATATAGATTCCCGTTCAACCCATACAAAGGTATGTAGGAAAATTCAGGTTTTCACTTGCCTTGACCACGATACCTTTTCTTGGCATCGTTACGAGAAGTCGCGGATAACTTCGTGTGCTTACCAGTACCTTGACGAGATTTTTTTGGGCGTCCTTCAACATAACCGCCGCCTTTCATGATTGCCATAATTTACCTCAAATAACGCGAGTTTTTTCGTGACCAACGCGAATGCGAGGATCACACCAGATGTCCATACCTTCTTCCTTTGCATCAAGACAGAATGAGACATCCTCACCACACATGTCTTGAACACTTCCACTCTCAAAGACTTGCATCTTAGGAGCAAACCAGGGATACTCAAGATTCTCAAATACACCCTTCTTGATCAG